TGGTTAATCGTTTCAACAAAAATAGCACAATAGAAGGTGCTATCGAACTACTTTTAAATAAACAATCAGCCTAATAGGAGAAATCGAATGGCAACGCACACCACAACCACAGCAGTGGGAGAAAGAGAGCAACTCTCTGACATAATCTATAAGATCGATAGTGATGAAACTCCTATCTTTTCTTTAGCAAAAAAAGAAACAGTGAATGGAACTTTAGTCGAATGGCAAGTTCAGGAACTAGCTTCAGCAGGACAAAACAGTCTTTCTGAAGGTGCAGATGCAACTTATGCAACTCCAACTGCTACTACAAGACTTAACAATTACACTCAGATCGCAGGAAAAGACTTCGCCATTTCTGGAACTCTAGAATCGGTAGATTCAGCAGGAAGAGCAAAAGAAAGTGCGATGCAGTCAGTGTTAAAAGGACTTGAGTTAAGAAGAGACATAGAGAAAATTGTCGGAGATCTTAACGTAGCTAAGTCAGGTTCTGAGCCTCGTAAGACAGCCACTTTAGTGACATGGATGACAAATGGAGATGCTACTCCTTCTGACATCGCATTTGGAACTGGAGATGGATCTGACGTTGCAGATTTAACTGGAACTGAAGCCGCTTTAACTTTAGCCAAAATTGACAATGCTGTAACACAAGCATGGCAAGATGGTGGAAAGCCAAGAGTTTTAGTTTGTGATGCAACAAACAAAGCTAACATTTCTGACTTATCTCAAGCAGGAACTAACCTTGTTACAAATCAGGTAAGCACAACTCAAGGTCAAGCACCTTCATTTGTGGGTGCAACTTCTGTGTATTTAACAGACTTTGGAACTCTTGAGTTAACACCTTCAAGATTTATGTCTAATGACAAGTTATTCATTATTGATCCTGATCATATTAAGATCGGAACTCTTAATGGAAGAAACTTCACTAAGACAACTCTAGCAAGAACTGGAGATGCAATTAAAGAGCAAATCATCACTGAGTTTGTTTTGATGCCTACAGCACCAAAAGCACATTCAGCAGTGATAGGTTTATCAGGTGCATAATAACTAATTATGAGGGGGCGATTAATTTCGCCCTTTCTATTTTTAAGGGAAAACAATGTCGAGATTAATATCAAGAAATCCATATTCACAAAAAGAAACTTTTTGGCATGACAACGATGATGGCACTTACACCATTGAGACAAAACAACATATTAAAGAAGTTTTGGATGCTAACAAAAGAAAGTCAAATGACTATGAAAAAGGATCAATGATTGGGAATACTCAGAAGCATTGGCAACATATAGCAGAAATACCTAACAGTTTATATTTGGAACTTACACAAAAGTTCGGAGATCCAAGTAACAACCCTGAAGCCTCTAAGAAGTGGCGGACATGGCTTAACGATAGTGACAATAGATTTTTTAGAACTGGCGGAGGCTCAATGTGAGTATATCAACATATTCTGAGTTAAAAACTGCTGTAGCTAATTTTTTAGCTAGAACAGATTTAACTGATCAGATACCTAACTTTATTCAGTTAGCTGAAGCAAGATTATCTAGAGAATTAGAAACTAGAGATCAGGAAAAAAGAGCAACCGCAACTTTAACTAGTGGCGATGAGTTCATAGCACTTCCAACCGATATGCGAGAAATCAGGGAAATAAAATTAAATACGTCTCCGAATGTCGTGTTGGAATATAAAAGTCCTACAGCCTTAGATACAACTTATACTGGTGCTTCAGGCAGACCAGTTGCATATTCTATTGTTGGCGGAGAGTTAAAAGTTAGACCAATTCCTGACGATAGCTATACAGCCGAAATAATCTACATAGGAAGCCTTAGTGCCTTATCAGATACTAATACAACAAATGTGATGTTAACTCGTCACCCTGATGCTTATTTGTCAGGTAGTTTAGTTGAGGCTTACACCTATTTAATGGATGAACAAAGGGCATCAACTTACGATGCTAAGTTTACAAGATCTATAGAAGAGATAAGAAAAGACGAACAAAGATCTCACTATGGAACTGGTGCTTTGCACATATCATCAATCTACGCAAAAATGTCATCATAGGAGAAATAAATGTCGGCAATGTCAAATTATCTAGAATTAAAATTTCTAGACCATTTTACTGGAACAGCATCAACTTCTGCACCTTCCGCAGTCTATTTAGGATTGGCAGTTGGTTCTATCGCAGACGATGCAAGCGGTACAGAATTATCAGGAAATAACTATACAAGAAAAGCTATAACTTTTGCTTCTGCATCTTCAGGATCTATAGCAAGCAATAATGCAGTCGAATTTAACTCAGCAACTGGATCATGGGGTACAGTGGCATATTGGGGTATTTGGGATGCCAGTAGTTCAGGTAACCTTTTATTTCATGGTGCATTTACAGCATCAAAAGCAATCGCAACTGGAGACATACTAAAAGTAGCAAGCGGATCTTTAACTATTTCTGCTGATTAAGGTTGTAAATTATGTCTTTAGGTATTCCGCATTTAGATCAGATTACAGCTACACCTCTAGATAGTTTAAGTTTTATTTTAGATAGTTCAGTTGAGTTAAATAAATTAGAATTTTCAAACCCAAATTTAGAACAATTAGATAGTTGGGGTTTACTAGATAGTCTTAATAGTTTTGGCAATGTAGATAGTCTAACATCATTAGAGGTAAAGCAGGGATCAGCAAGTGTATCTTCTGCATCTACTGCTTCAGCTAGTTGTTTAAGAACAAGATCGGCTTCTGCTAGTGTCTCTACAGCATCGACTGTTTCCGCCGATGTTAATAGAATATTATTGTTTACTGCTAGTGTCGCTAGTGTTGGCAATATATCGGCTTCTGCAAATTATACTGTTAATGCTGACGTTTCAGTTTCTTGTAGTGCGACAGTTACTGCTTCAGGAATAAGAATACAGCAACCAACTGCGACAGTGGCAACTACTTCGACAGCCACAGCAACTGGTAACTTTTTAGTATTTGCTTCTGCAAGTTCAAGCGTAACTGCATCGCAAGTATCATCAAATATTTACACCGCAAGTTTTGTGGGGTCAGGATCAACTGTGGCAAGTGTTTCGGTAACAGCTAAAATTATTGGAGAAGATTGGTCTGAGATTGCCGATGGATCTGAGACATGGACAATACAGAATATTGGAACTGAAGTTTGGACAACACAAAATGTTGGGAATGAGGTTTGGATTAGACAATGATTAAATTCGGAGAATGGTTGCCTGATCAGCCTGACTTAAATGGTTCAGGTGTTACAGTTGCAAAAAATGTTATTCCTGCTTTATCAGGATATAGATCTGTCAATGCCTTAAATGAAGTTTCAAATGCAGGAGATGCTCCACTAAAAGGTATGTTCCCTGCTAAAGATAATTCAGGAAATGTAAAATTATTTGCAGGAAATGCTACAAAATTATATGAGTTTGATGCTTCAAATTCTAATCTTACTAGTGTCGGTAAGGGTGGCGGTTACTCTTTGGCAGATGGAGAATATTGGAGATTTGTTCAGTTTGGAACAAGTGTCATTGCTTCAGGCGGTATTGGAGAAACTCTTCAAGAATTTACATTAGGCTCAGATAGTGCCTTTGCTGATTTAGCCAATGCTCCAAAAGCTGATTTTATGGCTATTATCAGGGATCAGGTTTGGATTGCCAATATAGATGAGGGGGCAGGACGAATACCTTTTAGGACAAGATGGTCAGGCATTAATGATGCAACCAGTTGGACTGTTGGAACTGATCAAGCTGACTTTCAGGACATTGTAGATGCAGGGGCGATTACTGGTTTAGTTGGCGGAGAATATGGAACTATATTGCTTGAAAAAGCTATATGTATTGCACAATATGTCGGAACTCCCTTAATCTATCAAATTGATAAAGTGGAGACAAGTAGAGGTTGTGCTTTTTCAGGATCGGTTGGAAACGTAGGTCGGCTTATTTTCTTTTTGTCTGAGGATGGCTTTTATTTATTTGATGGGAAATCTAGTACACCAATAGGTGCTGAGAAAATAAACAAGTTTTTCTTCAAAGATTTTAATCAAAACTATGCACATAAAATGACTTGTGCAGTAGATCCAACAAATCAGATTGTGGCATGGAGTTATATATCAAATAGCAACAGTAGTGCGACAACACCTGATAAATTATTAATGTATAATTATTCAATTCAGAGATGGTCTATTGCAGAAGTAGATGCTGACCTAATTAGTCCATTTTATACTTCAGGATATACCACTGAAGGACTAAATAATTTAGGGGCAAATTTAGACAGCTTAACAACTCAGTTAGACAGTCCATTATATAAAGGAAGTACATTTTTATTTGGCGGAAGTCTAAATAACAAAATACAATCTTTTACTGGATCTCCATTATCAGGAGTAGTTGAGACTTCAGAGTTTCAGGTTACTAAAGGTAAAAATTCTTTAATAACTGGAGTAACTCCATATTTTGAGAATGGCTCTGTAACAACTCAAGTTGGTGTTCGTGATAGGCAAGATGAAGATATAACATTTTCATCAACCAGTACATTATCAGACGATGGGTTTATCCCTCATAGATCGCAGGGTAAATTTCATAGGGTCAGAATGAACATCTCAGGTAATTGGGATTATGCTCAAGGAGTTGACATTGAAGGTCAGCCATTAGGCAGAAGATGACAAGAGTTAGTAATTACAAAAGGCTATCACCATTAGGAGATGAGCCACGCACAATAGCGACAGTTGTTAACAATATTTTAGATGGCAAAGTAAACTCTACTGGTTCAATCACATTAACCAGTAGTTCAGCAACAACAACATTATCTGATGATCGTATTGGCGGAGATAGTGTGATTTTATTTATGCCGACAACTAGCAATGCTTCGACAACGACTATTTATGTAACTGGCAGACAAAAAGGGCAGGCAACATTAAATCATGCAAATGCTACAACCATTAGATCCTTTGAGTACGTCATTTTCGGATGATGCTGATAGGTGTAGAAACTGGATTGTTGATGCTCTTCGGTATGCTCACAATAGTCATACTTATGAGGAAGTAATAGATATCGTAAAAAGAGGAGATGCTCAGTTATGGGCATTGCCTGACAGTGCGATTGTAACCGAAATTATTGATTATCCGCAACGTAGAACTCTACGATTTTGGCTTGCAGGCGGAAACTTAAAAACACTTTTAGACGTAGAGCCAAAAGTTAGGAAATGGTCTATATTATACCAATGTGAAGCGGTTGAAATTATAGGCAGAAAAGGTTGGGAAAAAGTTTTGAAAAATTACAAACCAACTGCAATCGTTTTAGTAAAGGAATATTAATATGTCAAAAGGTGGTGGCGGAGGCGGAAGTTCAGGAACAGTAAATACTCAGGTTGAACCGCCTGCGTATGCAAAGCCATTTTTAGAGTTTGGTTTAGCACAAGCTAAAGATAGATTTATGGATGATATGCCTTCTTATTATCCGAACTCAACTACGATCGGATTTGCTCCTGAAAGTGAAATGGCTCTGAATATGGTTAGAGATAGAGCCTTAGATCCGAATAGCCTAACAGCAACAAGTCAAGACGTTATACAGCAAAACTTAATGGGTACTAATCCATTAATGAGTATGGCATTTAAGCCTGCGATTGACACTGTTACATCTCAGTTTGCAAAGTCAGGAAGATATGGTTCAGGTGCTAATCAGCAGGCAATGACTTCTGCTCTTGCTCCGATGGCTTATAAGGCACAGCAGGATGCACTAACACTTGCACCGCAATATCAGAATTTAGATGCACAGCAATTAGCACAAGTTGGATCTGCAAGAGAAAGCGATGCGATGGCTCAGTTGCAGGACAATATAAATAGATTTAATTATGAGCAAAATATAGATGATCAGAAGCTACAAAACTATATGGGATTAGTTGGCGGTGGAACTGTCGGATCAAACACAATACAGCCAGTATTTAGAAATCAGGGTGCTAGTGCTTTAGGTGGTGCTTTAGGCGGATCACAATTAGCAAGTATGTCAGGGTTTAATCCAATGTATGGAGCATTGCTTGGCGGATTGTTGGGGTACTCATAATGAATAGACCAATAGATGCATTATTAGGAAATATTGATCCCTTAACTGGATTGAGAAGAGGTATGGTTGGCGGAAACGCATCATATATGCAAAGTCCAGTAAAAATGTCAGCATTGCCTCAAGTTGGTAATAATGCAGGATATAATCAAGGTATTGCAATGAGGTCAGGCAATAATATTCCAGTTCGACCTATGACAAATGCAGGAGTTATATCAAATACTCCATTTAAAAATAACACCCCTACTTTGTTAACTGGCACAACTACTGGTCAAACAAATACTGGTTTATTAGGCAGTTCTTTTAATGATCCAAGAGCAGTTGGTAACTTTGCTCTAGCTTCTAATTTATTGCAAAATAGTGGTTACTCCACAACTCCTAAATCTACTGGTGAGATTATTGGTGCAGGCATGGGTGCTTATATGAAGGGCAGGATGGCTCAAGAAGATAGGCTAAGTGCTAAAAGTCAGAACTCTTTAAAGAACCAATTAGAGATGGCTAAGTATATGAATGACTTGCAGAAGATGAAGTTAGATCTGCAAAAAACTAGAAAAGAAGATGCTAAAACAGCTTTTACACAAGAGAAAAATTTAAGAGATAGTTTTATTAAAGAAAGTAAAACTAACGTCTTGTCATTAGAAGGTTTTAACAAAGTGGCTATTGCATCAAATGCCACTCCTTCAGGAGCAAACGATTTAGCATTGGTATTTGCTTATATGAAAACAATAGATCCTAACTCTGCTGTTAAAGAGGGTGAATACACAAATGCTGAAGAAAGTCAGGGTGTATCTCAACAAGTAATAAATATTTACAATCGAGTAATAGATGGACAAAGGCTAAGTCCTGAAGCAAGAAAAATGTTTTTGGACAGTGCAAAACAGCAAGTTTTAACTTCAGTAAGAAAACAAGAAGTTTTAGAAAAAAATTACTTAGGATTGGCTAAAGATTATGGGTTAGATGGATCAAAAGTTGTTCAGTCTAAGTTACCAATTTTAGGTGGTTACTTAAAACCTATACCAGTGAAATCAATTAAAGATGCTGAGAAGAGACTTAAAGAAGGTCAATTCTTCATATTAGATGGGCAGATTGGGGTAATTGAATAATGGGTAAAGCAAGATTGTTAGGAGAAGCAAATACACAAAACTCTTCACAAAACAAAATTGGCAAATTAACTGGTATAACTCAGTCTGCATTGCAGGGTCTATCAATGGGATCTTCTGACGAAATAGCAGGATTAGCTAAAGGGTTATATGCTAAGTTTGCTGAAGGCAAAGATTTCAACACAGCTTATGATGAAACAGTAAATGCTATAAGAAGTGATCTTAAATCATTCAGAGAGCAAGAGCCATTATATGCTTATGGATCTGAAATAGCAGGCAGTATTCCAACAGCAGTATTTGGCGGTGCAAGATTAGCTAAAGCAGGATTAGATGCTATTAAGAGTGCAGGAGTTATGGGCGGTGCTTATGGTGGACTTGCCACTGATAGTGATGATCCAATAGACAGAACAATTGGCACTGGTATAGGTGCATTAACTGGTGGCACATTACAAAAAGTTGCTCCATATGCAACAGAAAGTGCAAAGAAGTTAATTAAGAGAGGTGTTCCAGTTACAGTTGGCGATGCTGTGGGTGGCGGACTAAAGAAGGTTGAAGAAGCATTAACTTCTGTGCCTTTTGTTGGATCAGCTATTATAGGTGCTAAACAAAGATCAAAGCAAGGATTTGATAGAACTGTATATGAAGAAGTTTTAGAGCCACTAAAAGCTATTGGAGTAAAACCTAAAGAAGTTGTAAAAGGCAAGACTGGAAATGAATTATATGAAGCTGTTGAGAGAGTAGTCACTAAAGCATATGACGATGTTGTGCCTACACTGAATTTGCCTAATCGACAATCTGTGCAATCCAAAATAGATGATGCAATTTATAATTCAGCAGAGACATTAGATGATAATTTAGAAAAAGTGTTTTTTAAAGATTTAGAAAAAATAATTTATTCAAAATTTGATATTGATGGAAACATATCAGGAAATTCTTTTAAACAAGCTGTCTCTCAACTTAGAACTAAAGCAAGGAAAATAGGTGCATCACAACCCACATTATTTAGTGATGATTTAATTGGCTCTTATAAAAATGTTGAAAATGCTTTAATCGGAATATTAAAAGAAACCAACCCATCACAAAAAGTCAAATTAGATGCAATAGACAAATCTTTCAGAAGATTATTACCAGTTGAAAAAACTGTAATACAAACTGAGGGTGGAGAATTTACTGCTGATCAAGTTTTAAGGAATATAAGAAAAGCAGATACATCTTTGCGAAACAAAGACTTTGCTAGAGGCAAAGCTGATATGCAACCTTTGGTTAGGGCAGGGCAAGAAACAATAAAACAAAGATTACCAAATTCAGGTACAGCAGAAAGGATATTGGGTGGCTCTGCTTTAGTTGGAGGTCTAGCTGTAGATCCATTAACAGTGGGTATTGGATCAGGCTTAACTGTTCCTGCATATAGCCGAATGGGAGTTCCTGCGGTTAGAGATTTTACAACTAAACTTCTTGCCCCTGCTATTGGAAGAGGCTCTCCTGCTTATGGTGGGTTATTAGGCTCAAACGCAGAGTATGCAAACTTTTTCGGAATGAATAGGAGATAGATAAATGTCTAAAGATAAATTAACAGATTACTCTACTACAGCGAGTTCTAACACAGATGTGGGAGGAGTAAATCTAGCAGAAAATAGTATGTTACCAAGTGACGTCAATAATGCTTTTAGAGAGATACTTTCACATTTAGCAGAAATGAACGCAGGAACGCATCCAGTTGCTGACACATTTACTTTAGCTGATCCCTCAGACTTAACTAAAAAGTTTAGGTTTGATGGAGTTGGAATAACCGCAGGCAATACAAGAGTTGTAACAATGCCTGATGCTGATACGACTTTGGCAGGATTAGGTGTAACTCAGACATTCACAAAAGCACAAATTCCATCGACTTATGGAACAGCAGGCGATGTGGCTTTATCTGCAACAAGCGGTGTTTTGGACTTTGATACATATCAAAATTTCATCGTAGTTTTAGCAAGTGGATCAAATTCACTAGCTGAACCAACTACAGAAGATGGCAATATTGGACAAACTGGATTTATAATATTTATTCAGCCATCGTCAGGTACTGGTACAGTTAGTCTACATGGTCATTATGAGACAGCAGGGGCAGGCGGTGCAACTAGTTTAGGTTTGTCATCAAGTGTAAATCAATATGACCTCGTGCCATATGTCATAAAAAATGCAGGGTCAGTTTTGCTCGGCACTCCTCAACTTAACTTTGGGTGATTAGATGTTTAGTTCAGAAGCATGGTTAGCAAAATCAGGTGGTTTCTATAATGGTGTTGCTACACAGTCATTGAGGTTTGATGATGGCAGTTCTACCTATTT